TTGCGAACTGCCTTTGGCAATTCCTTCATGTGAAACAACTTCTTACTTGATTTTGTATGAGTCTTGCCAGAATGTAAAGTACCATCCGACATCTTGTGATTAGCACCTGTAAACAATGAGCCGTCTTTAGTGTAATGTGGTACGCCTTTCATTTTCCTAATTTTCCTTTGTTATATCGGTTTACCATTCTATTATATTTTGCTATATCACCTGTTTTTTTCATTAATCTAGTTGGTTTTGAATCAAAAGCACCACTAGTTCCATCATCTAATTGATAATCATCTACTGCTCTTTCAAAAGCATCCTCGCCTTTTTTCACTTCATCCTTATTCTTTTTTACTTTGTTAGCTTTATCAGATAAAAATTTATTTTCAGTTTTCTTACCGCCTCGTTTCTTATACATCTTATAAGCTAACTTGGCAGCTCTTAATGCAACTGGTCCTAGTATTCTTGCAACTTGTGCTACTGCTAGTATTGGTTTTAATGCCATTATATTCTCCTATTAAAATCCTGCTTCCATATACATACTGTCTGATCCAGACATTAAAGATTTTTTCTTTGCTTTCTTTTTTGCTGCTTCTTTCATCATTTGATTACTGACTAAATCTTTCTCATAAGGATCGCCTACTTCTTTTTCATAATCCCTTCTTTTTTTTGCTTCTAATTTTTTTAGTTTGGCTAGTTGTCTTTTAGATAATTGCTTCATAACCGCAGAACTTATGTTGCGTACGGCCGCAGGAATTGGTGAACCTAATGATAAGCTCATGATGACATTACCTATGGTTGCTGCTTTCTTTTTAACACTTGCCGCACCTTCTGGATCTCTTTTCGCTGCTTTCTTCTCTTGCTCTAAAGTAGTTCTGAGCATAGTCTTTCTTTTTCTAGCTGGTTGTTGAGCCATTATGTACTCCTATATTGTTTAGTTTTCTGAGCAATCTTTTTAGGTTGACTACTAAACTGCTTACCTTTGGCCGTATCTGCTCTTTTCTTAGCCGTAGTCTTAGCATATTCTTTTGCTGACAGTCTGGCAATAGCTTTCTTTGGTAGATAGCGTTCGCCTGTCTCACTTGATTTCTTACCTGACTTCGTACCCCAGTCTTGCTTAGACCATTTGGATAGCTTGTTGGATTTCTTTTTCGCACCTGAGTATGTGCCACCAGACTGCTTGTAATACTTGACGGCTAACTGCATGGCTCTCGCTGAGTGCTTACCACCCATCTTTGCTTTGGCTTTAGCTTTAGCTCTAGCCCATTTAGCTGGATCTTTTTTGGTTGCAGTACTCATCTACTTATTTACCTAAGATTGATTTAGTTTTCTCTGCTTGTCGTCTCGCACTTCTACGTCTGGTTAAATCTCTGCGCTGGGATGGAAACAAGGTCTTAACATCACCGCCAAACAATGTCTTTTGTGATGCAGTCCTTCTAAACTCTTTGGCATCAGCTACGGCTTTGGCAGCATCTGCCTTCCCAAACGAGGATGACTTGTAAGTACTATCTTGTTTGATTGGCAAGAGGTTGCCAGTGTATGCGCTCCCTGTCCTTTGCTTAAAGATATCGGCCGCCTGTCTGGTTACACCTGGATCCTTAAACCTGCCACCTGGAGGTGCTGCTAATCTTCTAGCAAAGGTACTACTGCCATCAGGTCTTTGTACCCTTTTAAAAAATTTGAGGAACGGATCTTTCGCTATCCTCTGTAAATATTGTTCTTGCGGTCCCATGCTTTAACTATAGCGAAAAAAAAAATAAATTCAACATCGAGTTCTCAGAAAAAATAATGCGAGTAGACTACCTCTTGTAAGTAGTAGTATCCAATTTTTAAACCCCCCTACCAATCATAGTCCCCTTCAGCGTGAACAGTTTTGTAGGCCGAGCTAACTTAAGTCTATATTAACCTTGAAGTCTCCAACAATCTGATGCTGATGTTTATCGGGTGCTTTGAATCCCGCTCGGTCAAGTATATCCTTCGCTGATTCCATTTGAACATACTCTGACTTGGCGTTCTGCGTGAGGCTTAATAGTTTATGCTGAGCCTTGAGTGCACTGATACCGAAAGACTCTTGTATCTGTTGATACATATACTCAGCTACATGAGGCTTCTTTAGAGTTGCATAGCCTTGTGTACCAGGAGTCTTTCCCTTGAATCCTGCGACCTTTGAGGCCTCACCGACAGAACACCCTGTCGATACTAATGTGTCCACTAGTGCCTTTTGTCTACTGTTCAGCGAAGGTTGTTTCTTGGGTAATAATGCGTTGACATTGGTGAGTTTGGCCATATAAAGTATTTCGGTTGTTGTCGTTCTTCGATAGTAACTACTGCCGTTCTATCTGTCAAGCCACCCAGTATAACTCTTTGATTTCATTACAACCGAAATGCTCTAACTGAGTTTGTTTTATTTAATGTATAAAAAAAGACTGTGTGAGAGTTAGTTTTGAGTTTCGATAAAACCGTACCCAGTTGTTTTTGTTCTTCGGTGGTTGTATTACTTCTTTGTATCCAACTAGACTCAGAATAACCTTCCATTGAGTCAGCAATTTAAAGCTCAAAATACATTATGCCACCGAACAGGGTTTTTTGTCGCATGGCGACACCCTTTGAAAAGAATAGCAACACGATAAAGCTGTGTTCCCCTACGGTGCTATTCTTTTCATCGATAGCAAATATATTTTGTTCTTTAAATCACGACCAATGGAGGTCATTATGAGCAAGTTAGATAACAAAAAAGCAGTACAAACCGAAGATCAAAAAGCATGGAGTAGGATTTTATCGAAACATCAAAACTACGGTGAAAGTGATTTTGATTCATTAAGTTATAAAGCAAACCAAGAAATTAAATCTTATTTCGAGGCTATCGAATTACTTAACTTTCGTAACAAGACATACATTCAGACAAGGTTAGATACTTTAGCCTTAGATACTTACAAGAAACCATATAAAGATGTATCGTTACAAGAACAAACATCTCAAATGGATGACTTAACTTCTCAACTTAGTAACATTGAGATTATACAGGCTGACTATCGAGCAACTATCGATACTATTTGTTCTTTACCTGAAGTAGATACTTCAAAGATAAATATGAAACCTGACTTATCTTGGATTTACAGAGTTAAATCAGAATCTAAAAATGATAATAGAAAAACTCCTAGCATAGTTTCAATGCAAGGATAACATATATAAGAGTTACCTGCTCTCTTGGTCAAAAGCAGGACTTATTTCTAGGACAGAATACAAAAGAACATAGGAAGTTCTTAGGATTCCATCATATATATAGCTTATATATTGCTAGGAACATCCTAGTATTCTGTCTCAGAAATAACAAGTCAAAACCAAGATTAATTAATATGGTATACGATCAAGAGTTGTAATCTTAGAACAGATGGTATACACTTATTAGAACAGTTTCATTAGGAAGAAAGAGTTAGCTTTCTCTGTAAAAAAAGCATGTATTACTGAGCGTGGGTTTGAATCCTACTAGGTATAGGTACTACAAGACTGGCAAAATGAGGTTGCTTCTTATTGCGCTTCATGTCGTAGTACCGCCCTTATAGACTTATGGTCAGAAGCCTTAACAGGACAATGGATATTAAGCTATAAGATATAGATACTACTACTAGCGTGGCATAGCATACCGACCACTAGGCGTAAGCGACAAGGGTTAGTAGTATCGCTCTTTGTGTGTGCATAGCCTAGCGCGTGGCTAATGTAACAGCAGTCCAGGACTTGCGTGTACACATAGGTATAGGTACTAGTCCATGTACATTGTATTATGGGTAGGAGTCGGCTCTTAGAGTTGTCCGCTAGTACCGCCCTTAATTTTTTATTAATCACAACTTGGAGATACATTATGGTACTAGGTATATTGTTAGTCGCACATTATTTCGTGTGGGTTCCTGCTATTGTCCAGGCTATTCACTAGTCATGGGTGGTATGGAACAAATATTATTATTGGCAGTATTTATAATCATATTTGCTGTCGCAGTCAAATCATAAACAAAGAGGTGTAGTCATGCAGTTAATCACAAAAGAAATAGAGCGTAAGCTCAAAGCTAATCAAGCAATGATGGATGAATCAGAAGCAAGAGGTGATGATTCATTTTCTATTGTTGATCGTGAAGCAGTCGTTAAGTTATTCAATCCAGTTGGTGCAGGCACATGGTTTCTATTTAGTATGGATAACAATGGTAGAGCATTTGGTTGGGCTAAGATATCTGATGGGGAGTACGGATATGTAGATGTTAATGAGTTACAACAATTAGATGTAGGTTTTTATCTTGGTATAGAAAGAGATATAAATTTTACAGGTGATACATTCAACAACATAGTAAACGAATGGAGTTAATATGGGTAAAGTAATAAGCGATAAACCAGACAAGCTAGTCAGTATTAATGGTGAGTCTGTAAATAAAACTTGGTATAGATATACAGTAAGAAGAACCAGGACAGAAATAACTGAATGGGAAATAGAAACCACTGAAAAACTTGATAAACATATCTTAGTGCATAGTGCTTTATGGCGTGAAAACACAGGTGGCAACAAGGCATTTCCATATGGTTTAACTGAGTACAGTGGCTTTGATGTAGATGTAGGACATGGCACACCATTGATTGATCACGACACAACAGAATGGACACACCAACTGGAGGATTCAAATGAGTAAAGAAGATTTTTTAAATGATTTAGAGAAATGTATTAATAGTTGGTGGGATAGTTTGCCACCAGAAATACAAGACGACATCAATGCACTTTATGATAAATTTTTAGATGCTGAACTTAATGAACAGAAACAAATAGGGGGTAATCAAAATGGCTAGAGGTACACCAGAACAAGACTTAGATACAGAGATGGATAGACTAGACCAGCAAGAAGCAGAACTTAATCAAGAAAGAAAAGAAGCAGAACATACAGCCTGGACTATACATGAGTTTATAGATGCAGCTCCAAAATTATTATCTGATAATCATACAGATGACATGGAAGTAACACATCAAGTAACAAATCATGTACTTAGAATTGATATCAATATGACTGAGGTAGAGTCAGAGATATTGACAAAGTACATCAATGATGTGGGTAGTAAGTTTGTAAGAGTAAAAGTATTAGACGAGGATTAAATATGGAAGCATGGCAACGCAGATACAAAGATAAAAAGCAAGAAGCCTATTATAAATATCGTGATAGGTTAATGACAACAACCAAGCCTAGTTATATTAGGGCTTCAACATTTAAAGATGTTATACATGAAACTGCTATGCGAATGGCACATAAATATATGACATCACTACGCACAGGAGAACGCAATGTCTGAATTATGTTTAACAATGGAAGAACAAGTCTGGTTGGTACAGCTTATCAGTACTAACACAGAAACTGCTGCAAAGTTTATGGAAAATCTAAATGAAAGCAATGTAACGGAGTACGACCAAGAGTACATCAGACTGATGACTAAGTGCTATGAATCCTCAAAAAAATTAGGAGGATTGATAGCTAAAATTAAACACAACATAGAGGTAGATTACGATGACAATAGTAATAGGTAAACAATTTGAAGATAGACCTGATTATTGGGAAGGTAGATATATTAGTATCAGAAGCGCACTACTAACTATAGATAGTGCAGGTATAAGTTTAGATCAAGAAGCAATAGCAAAGATGTCTCCAGAAAAAAGAGTTTTACATTTAGAAACTATTGCATTGGAGGCCACTAAATATGAGTGGGAGATATGTGCTAAATAATTTTATAGAAGGATTAAGATTTATTTTAATGTGGGTGTTTCTGCCAATTATTGTTATGTTAGTAATAATAGGTTTACTAGATATACTAATTAACTTTCTGTTTTGGCAGGGCTATGAATAATTAATTATGAGGGTATTACTATGAAGATAGATGCAAATGATGTAGATAGATTGTGTGATGAGATAGATATATTAACAAAAGATAAAGCTAAGTATAAAGAGTTGTGGGAAAAAGAGAAAGCTATGTGGGGTGGTAAATGGAATAAGCTTGTTGAGCTAGAAAATATTGTTGAGTTTATGATGGACTATACTATACAACAACGCAGATTACACAAGTACAACCATGACCATTGTCTTACTAAAGTTGTAAACAATATCCCTGATAAAGATGCTGCTAGTTTCTTAAATGCTTTTACTAATATGTTAGAAGCAAAACTAAAACATGAACCAGATAGGTATGCATTGGTTATGGAAAGCATGAACCTTGATTCATTAATAAAAGGATAGGAGGTAATATGAAAGGTACAGGAAAAATACGCAAGGTAAATAAGTATAGCTTAATACAACAACATCTTATTAAGAAAGGAAAGATAACAAGCTGGGAAGCTATAATAAAATATAATGCTACTAGATTGTCGGATATTATTTGGAAGTTAAGAAATGCTGGTTGGGATATTACTAGTGAATGGGTAACTAAAAAAGATGGCACTAGATATACTGTCTATCATTGGAGAGGACAAAAATGAATAAAGAAAAGTTAATGAATAAAGTTGCAGACCTTGAAGTATCTCAATCAGTTGCAGAGTTTCGTAACTGGTGTGCAGATAATGATATTAAAGTATACAAAGATATTGATGCTGCAATTATCATACAAGCTGCTGAATGTGTTAATGATGAAGAACAATTTTTGAGGGATACAGAAGATGAAAGATAATATAGGTTGGTACATAACATTTATATTGTTAGGTATAGCATGGTATGTGGTCATCACGCTATGACATACAAGGAATTGGTATACGCTCTTATAGCCAAGAGAAAAAAATATAGAGTAGACACAATGGCAGTATCACAAATGATTGGTGTAGCTGATAGTTCAGTAGGTGATTGGGAACGCATGAAGAAGTGTCCTAATGGGTATAACCTAATGGCATGGGCCAACGCATTAGAGGTAGACATTGTAATCAAAGATTATGAAACCGAATGTCCAGCAGACTTTGAAGCATCAGATGATGTGATAGCCTGGACTCAACAACAGGATATAGATTATGACAGAGAAAAAGAAAAGTTTATCGACTACTACACAGCAAAAGGTCGAACAGCAAACAACTGGGAAAGCATGTTCAAACTTTGGGTACGAAGGGCAGTCGAGTTTAGAGCAGAGTCAGATCGAACACGTGCAACATATGATAAGACTTCGCCCACCTTTGTTCGAGACAGACGTGAGCGAATCGTTAATATGTCAAATGTATCGAGTAAGTTTCTTGAAAGAAAAGGTAAGGACAAGTGATTTTACTGTAGCTGTTGCAGCATGTGAAGATAAACTTGAGCCATGTAAAATTGAAGATGTTCAGATAATGTTAGAAACTATCTGCTCTACTTTTAGTTGTTCAGCACCTAATGATCTAGGTCTTAAAACATATTGGGAGTTGCTCAAAAAATATCCTGCTGGATTATTTCCTTATGTAACCTTACATATATGTGCAACCTACAAATATCCTAGACTACCTATGCCAGTTGACTTTGTATCATATCTTGATGATGAATTTCTAAAAGCATATAACTTTTTAGAGAACCTTAAAAATGCTGGATCTTGGGCTTTACAGCTAGAACAGAATGGAGTAAAATATAGAACATGAGTGTAGTCAAATATATAGATATAGACCGACATAAAGGTTTAGGTGGATCAGATTCACATGCGTTAATGCAAACGAATGTTACTCCTATCCATGAGCTATGGGAGTTAAAGACTCAGCGTAAGCCTGGACCAGATCTGTCTAATGTTTTACCAGTACAGATAGGTACATTGACTGAAGATTTTAATCTTAGTTGGTTTACTAAACAAACTGGTATACATACCGAACCATATCCACAAGAATATATCAAAGAAGATTTTAGAATGGCACACTTTGATGGCTGGTGTCCACAAGAACGAGCTATCATAGAGTGTAAGCACACTAACCATTACAATAAGTTAGAGCATGTAAGGGCTAGATACTATGCGCAGATCCAGCATTACTTAATGATGGCAGACCTTGATGTCTGTTATCTATCAGTATTGTTTGGTAATGCACGATGGGAATACTGTGCTATCCCATCACATCAAGACTATCAAGAAATCCTAGCTTATCGTCAAGAAAAGTTTTGGGATATGGTAGTAAACAACATAGAACCAACCGCAGATAATACTGCATGGAGACTGTATGAGTAAGATGAATATACCTGACGAAGCCGTCAAAATATTTAAAGATTTAAAAATTAATAGTAGTGAAG